ACAACACCTCCATCGCCGGGGCCCCGGAGCGGCCATAGCGAGGGGATAGGTGCTGCAGGGTGCCAATGCCGATGATGACACCGGTGTCCTCTTCCAGCCTGTGGCAAAACTCGATCCAGTTTGTGCACCCATAGTTGCTACGAATAGCAACCAAGCAATCCGCAAAATTATGCGGGCTTGCATCCTCTCCCCAACTTATTCTAACTGGCATCTTGTTTTTTCCTCTCTAGGGTTCACACCCCTAGCTTAGCACCCAACTTAAAGCAGGCAACCGTAGACAGCCAGAACCCTTCTAGTAGCAAAAGCCACAGCGTTTGTCGCCATGCGCTAGCCGATACAGGCGCATATCAAAGCGGGCACCCTAAAAAGACGGTTGCCAGTTTATAGCTGCTGACTTATAATTGGGTTGTAGTTTACAAGTTCACGCCATGACACAGCAAAAGCTAGTGCGGCTAGACCGAGGGCTGCATTACCAAGCCAAAGTCTACGCCACCAAAAGACAGACGTCCCTGAAGGAGTTAACAGAAACGGCCCTGGCCGAGTACATGCAGCGCAACCCTGACCCAGGCCAAGCGGCCTAGGGTTTTTTATTGTTCACTGAAGCACGAGGAACGAATGGATAGCGTAATAGAGTCCTGCCTTCTCGAAAAGAAGGCGACAATTCATAGCCGGATACAACGATTCGGCCCCCAAACCACCAGCAGCATTTGCCGGGGGCTCAACACCGAATGGACAGAAGCAGACTTTCCGAAGGTGCAGGCCGAACTAGAGCGATTGGCGGAGCAGCTAGAAATTATAGAGGGGATCAATGGCTGGGTGTTGGATATTGGCGCTCTCATTCTTCGCATGAAAGATGCCATCCATGCAGCCATTATTCGCACTGGGCCGCAGACTACCCTTAACATCGCTGTCGCTATCTTAGGCCTGGCCAAATCCGATGTTAACCAGGTGCAACTAGAGTTGGAGCGACTGGCGGATCAGCTAGGCATCGCCCAAGGGGAAAAAGGCTGGTTACATAGAACTGGTATCTTGGCGTCTGAGGCCAACCGGCGATACACCCTAGAAAGCCATCGGATCCAGGTAGCCCGACAAGTGGCCTTCGACATGGGACTGGAGGGCAAGCCTGAAGTAGCCTGGCGGGCATTGTCTCGGCGGGTAACTGAATTAACCGGCGAAAAAATCCACGAGGCTTGGTTTGCGCCATCTGGCCGGGGGTCTCACTTCCGCGAACACATCGAGGCATCTTTTGCTGACGGTGTGGCTGAGCGGGAGAAACGCATCGATGCCGTGGCCAGCGAGCTTAGTAACATCGTCGAGGAAGTCACCAGCGCCACCAACGGCAATGGCAATGGCCAGCACCTGGAAGACGACGGGCCCACCGAGGAAGACTTGACGCTCATCCAAGAGATCGCCAAGCTTGAGGCTGACGTTGAAGAGTACCAGGATCGGATCAAGGCCCTAGAGGCCCAGCTAGCGGCCATGGCCACCCCCAAGGTACAAACACCCCAGGAAGACAGCCAAGGCACCCTAGAGGCCATTCTAGGCGGCCTAGAAACCCAACTAGAAGCTGCTGGCATAAGGGCAGAGTTGGCAGCCAAGGCTGTCGAGGCTGCCCAGGAGCAGGCCGAACTGGCTGAACTGGAGGTAGACCAAGCCCGGCAGCGGTTAGAGGCTGCACTGGAAGCGGTAAATACCCTCCAGTCGCTCAAGGAGGGTGAATGAAGGGTGCTGTCCTAAGCGCCCCTGCAGTGGTCCGTCAGCTGCAGCCACAGCACTGGCGGGCCCTTAACTTGAGGGGGCGTCTACTTGTCTTTGAGTCCATGCTGACCTACGACCCGGCTAGTGCCCTGCGCTATGCCCGGCTAGTGGCTGGCGAACGCCTGGATCCAGTGGCCCATGATCCAGAGAATACCACTCCGCCAGAGGTCAAAGCCGCCAAGCGACAGGTAGCCATGCAGGCCAGCGAATGGCTAGCCCAGGCCATGGAGCCAGAATGCTTTGCCGACTACGAGCGGCAGATCGTGGCGCTCATGAAAGGCAAGCGCTATGTGGTGCGCTATCAGATTGGGCTACAGCTGGGCCTCTATGGCCGGGCGGTTGCCATCCACAGCCCCATGTTTGTCAGGAAAAACTCAGCCTATTACCTGGCCTAACCCTGTCTTGTGTTCCCTTTCCCCTATCCACCCTCACACCCAAGGAGTTCCTATGGGCACAGCCTTTCTCCCTGCCTACCAGCGCGAACAGATCATCTGGGAATCCAGCCTTAGCCGCAACGAAAAGCTGTTGTTGCTTTGCCTGAATAGCTTTATCGGCGCTGACGGGCGGTGCTGGCCGTCAGTGGAAACCCAGGCCAGGATGACTAGCCTTTGTCAGCGAGTGATCTACCAAACCCGGGATAGCCTCAAGGCTAAAGGCATCCTGCAGCTAACGGATCGGTTCAGGGCTGATGGCGGCCAAACCTCAAGCGATCAATTCATCGACTTTGGTGCCATCCAAACCAATGATCTGGATCCAGAACCAGACCCAAAATTACCCCGCCCCACTGCAGAATATGCAGGGGGGGGCCTGCAGAATATGCAGGGGGTACTGCAGAATATGCAGGGGGGGCCTGCAGAATCTGCAGGGGAGGGGGTGCAGAATCTGCAGACGATCTATCCAGTAAGAACAGATCCAGATGATCTATCCAAAGATCTTTTTTTTACTGCGCCTGTCAAAAGTGAAAAAAAAGTGAAAACCAGCAAGCTGGATCCAGAAAGAACTGTTGCGCCGCCCGCCGCCGCGCCGGTGGCCGCAGTGGATCCATCCAAGCCTGATCCATTCGCGGCCCAGTTTGCGCCCAGGCCGTGGCGGGAGAATGGGTGGGGCAAGATCTTGCCAAAGTTCTGCGAGTTCATGGTTGCTGGCAAGCACATTGTTGTTGACGGGCAGATGAACCCTAAGACGAAGGCGATGTACCATGTGTCAAACTTGGAGCGAGATGGCAAATGGGATAAACTGGAATATCTCTGGGCTGAGTACCAAGCCAGCCTGCAGCCAGCCAGGCCAAAGGCTAAGCTGGCCACGGAAAGCTATGACGACCGGGTGCGTCGGGAGATGAACCAACACCAACAGAGGGAACACGCATGATTGCTCAAGTCAAAGTACCCGTGCCTGTGGGCGAGGATGGCCTACTGCCGCCCCAGGCCATTGAGGCCGAACGCGCCATCTTGGGCGCACTACTCTACCAGCCAGACTTGCTGGAGGAGGTCTCGGACCTGCTGTCGCCCAAGGCCTTTTATCTCGACTCACACCGCCTGTTGTACGAAACCTGCGTAAGCTTGCTAGCCCGGGGCATCCCCTGCGATATGCTGCAGGTGGCCATGGCGCTGGATGCCAAGCAGTTGGAGAGGGTCGGTGGCCGGGCAGGCCTGGCCAGCTTCCTGGATAGCGTCGTCAGTGGTGCGGCAGTCGATCTGCACTGCCAGCAGGTCATGGAAACCTGGACCCGGCGTCGGCTAGGCAAGCTGGGCCAGCTGATGGTGCAGCTACAGCACGAGAAAGTGCCGCTGGATGCCTTGCTAGAGCGGGCAGAAGCTGAGCTATCGGCTCTGATGCTGCAGGAGTCCACCGGTGGCCTGGTGCCCATGGCCGAAGTCGCTGCCGAGGTGTACACCGAAGTCGAGGCCAGGCTAGAGAGCCGGGAACTGCCAGGCTATCAAACCGGCTTCTCCCAGTTGGACGTCATGCTAAACGGTGGGCTCATGCCCGGGGACTTGATCATTGCCGCTGGCCGCCCTGCAATGGGTAAGACCGCCTTCAGCCTCAACCTGGCTAATTTTTTGGCTGTTAAAACCCAACTAACAGCCTGTATCTTTTCGCTAGAGATGGGTAGACAGCAGCTTGGATACAGGTTATTCTCGGCAGAGACAAGCATTGAAACAGGCTTGATGAAGAAGGGACTTGTCACCGACAAGCAAATGGCCACCCTGGCTGGCACCGTCGCCAACCTGGCCGATAGGCCGATCTGGATCGATCACAGCTCCACGCCTAGCTTTAGCTACATCCGCAGCCAGTGCCGCCGCCAAAAGCGTCGCCATGGTGCCCTGGGGCTGGTCATGATCGACTACCTGCAGTTGATGGATTTTGGTCAGGCCAGTGGCAACCGGGCCATGGAGCTGGGCCACCTTACCCGCAGCCTCAAGATGCTGGCCAGGGACCTGGACTGCCCGGTGCTGGTGCTCAGCCAGCTTAGCCGGGGCGTCGAGTCTCGCACGAATAAGCGGCCCCTGATGAGCGATTTGCGCGAGTCTGGATCCATTGAGCAGGACGCTGACTTGATCATGATGCTCTACCGGGATGAGTACTACGACCCGGAGACGCCGGATAAGGGCATTGCCGAGGTGATTGTCACCAAGAACCGCAATGGCCCGACTGGCACCGTCAAGCTTCTGTTTGAGCCGCAATACCAGCGGTTTTCCGATGCAACCTTTGAGGAGTACTAATCATGCCATTACCTTTTCTGCCAGTGCATGTGGTTGTTGCCATTGAGCCTGGAGTGTCTCAAAGTTTCGAGTGCCACATCCCCGACTTTAGCGAAGAGCCGGATCCAGCTGCTGCTGCCGCTGTGTGGCTGTGGCGCAAGTGGGGCGATATGCTGGTGCCCCCTGGCCAGCCCTGGCCCTGGCCGCTAGAGCAGTACACGCTGTTTTACGAGCTGCCCTATACCAAGCGGTTAGTGTTTGAGTCCCAGGCAGGCTATGCGCCGCCAGCCTGTTGGCCCAGGCCGGTTTTGCAGGAGGTGGCGGTGTGAGGAACCAGGACTTGCTACCCATGACCGTCGAGCTGGTGCCCAGGCCAGCGGCTTGCTACAACTGCCGCCACTACCACGGCAAGAAAGAATTCGGGGTGACACTCTACTGTGGCCTCAACCCTGGCGGGCCAGCCATCTGGAACCAATGCGCCGACTGGGAGGCGTGCCATGAGTGAAGCTTATCGCCTGATCGGCCTGCTGCGCCGGATGCAACGCCACCGCAACAATGACCGGGCGCTGGCCATGCCTAGCACCACAGGCCACTGCCGGAAAGCTATGGCCCCAGACGTTTGCCTGGGCTGCCAGTACCACAACCCTAGCAGCCGGTTTTATCTGCCCTGTGCAGTGCGGCCCTACGGCCCACCGACTGACGATACTTGCCCTGATCAAGAGCCAAGACCATGAACCTAGCCCGACAACTGGCGGCCTATTGCACCGCCAACCCTGAGGAGACAAGCAAGCTGGTGGAAGTCGCTATCGGCTACCTGCTAGAGCAGGCCAGCCCGGACAACCTGCAAGCCATGGCAGCGCTGATGCCCAGGTCAGAGCCAGGGGTATCGTTGGCCTTGAGCCTGCGGATACTGGCTGAAGATCGGCGGACCTCGCCCTTTAGCTTGGGAGGGAAGTAGCCATGATTGAGGAGATCCCGGCCATTGGGCAACGGGTGCCGCCGCCGGTCATTTGCATTTGCTGCCATTTTTACGGCGGCTATGAGAACCCTTTCCGGCCTTGCCCGATTCACCCCGATGGGCCACCGTCCAACACCAGATGCCCTGATTGGGAATTGATGCGATGCACTGATGAGGAGGAACCATGCAACTAACCGCACAGTCGAAGGCTATTTTCCGCAAGGGCATTGCCCGCACCAAAGCCGCCCAGGCTGCGGCCAAGGAGTTAGCCGCCCTGGTGCTAGCCCAGCCGGACGCCCCGCCAGCCATGCAGGCCCTGGCCCGGCAGGTGTTGGATCCGGTGGTAGTGGATGAGCGCGACGCGGCGTAGGCCAGGCCCCACGGTTGTGGGGGTGTGTCTTGCGACTCTTGAGCCCACTGCGGTGGGGGTGTCTCGACTTGGGGAAAGGTGCCCCACCAGGTGGGGGTGTGTCACTCGGGATAAAGGCCCCACTGCGGTGGGAGTGTCTCGAGATGGTGTGGAGGCCCACTACGGTGGGAGTTGATCGGTTTAGCTCCTGTGCCCCACTAGGTGGGGGTGACTCCTACAGGGTTAATGGCCCCATGATGGTGGGGGTGGATCGGTAGCTTTTCAGAGGCCCCACGGGGTGGGGGTGAGTCGGCTTGGTGGAGGTGCCCCACGGGGTGGGGGTGAGTCGGCTTGGTGGAGGTGCCCCACAGGGTGGGGGTGAGTCGGCTTGGTGGAGGTGCCCCACAGGGTGGGGGAGAAACCCGAATGTAAACCTATGGCCATAGACGATTAGCTTATGGTATGCTACTATTCTCTTTTGTAGACTTGCCGAGCTCAGTTTTGTCTAAAGTCGATGCGCTATGGTTACTACAAGCTTTGTAATTCGCCCTGAAACTCGATTTGACGAATGCACCATAAAGCCTGCCAGGATTGGCGAGCTAGAAAAGTTTCCGTCAGACTTGTCGAAAGTGATCGAGCGTCAGTCCTTAGACCGTCAATGGTTCAAGGGTGGCTTGAGCTGCTGTCCGTACTGCACGGCTGATTTATTTGAGCAAATGGGAGATTCTCGCGGATATGCTTTGTTCCGCGATCAAAGTCTGTTAAGCCAAGTTGACGCTCAGGGATTTGGCGATAGGTGCGCAGAGGCCGCAGAGATTTTAAGCCGGACAAGATTGATTAGCGATGGCAAGTTTGATCCTAGGATAGACACTAGGTTTGCAGTGTCTTCGACTCAGTCGAACTCCAGCTCTTTGCGGCGTCCGACTTACCGTCATCTCCCTGGGCATGGCGGCAAGTGCAGGGCAGATACCGAGCACGAGGCTGTTATCAGGCGGATTAGATCTAAATGCATCACGGATCTGGAGCAGCAGTATCCGGGCTGTGATGTTTCTTCCACACTTAATCTCAAGGCGACTAAGGATGTAAACCGTAGACCAGATCTTTTTTTTAAGATTGAAGGTGATAGCCCTTATGGGCCGGTGTCATTTTCGTTTGCCGTAGAAGTGCAGCAATCCAAGATCGGCGGTTTTAATAACTGGTTGATCAGGGATCAAGATCTTAGGCAGGTGGCGGATATATGTCTTTGGACGTTTAAAAAAAGCAAGGCTACTGGAGAGTTTAGGCCGCCATTAAAGTATTTGATGGAGCATGGTCGTCCATCTTTGCTGTACGAAATCTCGGGAGAACCTGGAAGCAACGACGGGGTTTTAACTTTAATTACTCCACAAGAATATTTCGGCGAGATCGGATTTAAGCATTTGCACCAAACTCAAAGCAGCTTAAAGGGTTTTACATCTGAAAATGCTCAAGACAAGCCTGCTGACAAAAAGTCTTGCCAAAATTCGGATCAGCGTCATGCAAAAGAGGTGCTGGAGCGCTATCGCGTCAAAGTGTCAGAGCGTTCTAGCGTAGAGTGCCCTGATCTTATTAAGCTGTGCGGGTTTCCGTCTGGCGAGATGGTGCCTACGGAGTCAGTCAGTCTGATTGAGGTTGATGCGTTAGAGCCTGCTACACAGACGGAGTCTGTTAATTTGGTTGGCCCTAGATTAGTCGAAGGTCGCACTAATGCTAGAGATAACAAGATTGGGACTCCGGGGGTGAAAGGGGTAATTTCAATGACTCCATTGTACTTCCCCAAAAAACCCGGGCAAGACGCTTTGTTTGTTGCTAACTTGGAGGTTAGTCAATTTTTATGCGTTAGTCCTAATGCGGGACACCTTTCCCGAAATGAATTATTTGCAGAGCTGTTTCCGAAAGAATTGCTATTGCGGCATTCCCAATATTTAGAATCGGACGAGATTGTTGTGAAGCTTAAAATTTATGGCTCTCTTGCTGATATAGCTGGAGCCCATATTTCTGAAGGATGGCGGGTGTGGGCGTGGGGGCGTTTAGGATGGGATCGTCGTAACCCTGGCAGACTTTGCATTGAACCTACTGAGTCTCGCATTGCCGTTATCAGTCCCGAAAAAGGGGCATCTGGGCGCCCTTTATCAAGTTTAGCGAGATCTTCAGTTTCACAACCCAACTAAAAGCCGCTAGCTATGCTACAATAAAGCTTGAATTTGTTTACACTGGTACAGCCCCGGCCCTGGTCGGGGTTTTCCCTAACCACGACTTGGAGGATAAAAGCTATGTCTACTACAGCGGGTTTTCATTCAGATTTCTACGCAAAACTTTTTGCGGAAGATGCAGCAGTTCTTGGATCTAATGATCCCGATTGTGCAAGCCAGCAAGCTGAAGAGCCTGATTCTGCTTGGGAACTATTTGGCGAAGAGCCCGAAGAAGAGCTAGATTCGGCCACCTATTTAGCTCGTCACTATCCCGAACTTGCTGCGCCTTGCTAGCGCCAGCTAGAACCCAACTAAAAGCTGCTGGCTATGCTACACTGAAGCTTGAATTTGTTTACATAGCCCCGGCCCCGGTCGGGGTTTTCTCTAGCTAGGATTGCGATCATTGAGGAAGGCCAGCATGACTGACAACTGGGATTGGTTTGAAAAAATGGAGTCGCAAGCTTTAGTTGCAAACTCCGAAGCTATTGAATGGATGAGCCGCAACCCGGCGTTTAAGGGAGAGGTGCAATGTATTTCTTATGCCGATTACGAGCATTTGTGTAAGTGGGCCGAAGATATTGATAACCTAGACGGCTTTTCATGGCCGGGTCCGTTGCCAAAGTTGCACCCTGAAACCGAGGAAGGCTATGTAGTCCCGTGGACTCAGTTGCTTGATAGGGATGACGAAGCACCAGAGCTTGAGTCTGGCGAGCTAGATCCAGATACCGGCGAGTGGACTCAACCGTATGAAGCGTTTACGTTTCAACGCTTTGTATCTTTACAAGCCGAAAAAGTCAATGGCTCTACAAAGCTTGATTGGGTACAGCGACGAATGCTGTATATTTATGGCGACTACTCCAAGCGAGAATGGTCGAGTTGTGCAAAATATTGGATGCGCACTATAGACGGGAAAGTGGACGCTGTAGGGATCTTAAAAGAACAGCCTTTCTCTCTTCATTGGCAGACTTTTAAGCCTAAATTTAATGCTGACTGTCGAGGCCCTTTGGTCGGACTACAGGACGGGTTTGCGCCTTGGTTATCCCTAGCCTAACCCCCACCCCACTCCCCCACCCCAGCCCGCTGGCCACCTGGCGGGCTTTGTCGTGGCTGGCCAGGGCTGTGATACCATGGTGGCAGTTTTGTCAAGACCTATGAACTATTTTGGTTTCTCCAATGCCTCTGATAGCGCCTATGGGCTAGCTGCAGCCCTTAGCTATTGGGTGTTTAAGTGCCGCGACCGGGCCAAAAGTCCAGCGATGGGCACCAAGACCTGGACCTTTCTGGAGTCCACTATCCAGAACAGCGCTGAGGTATCCACCACGCTGGAGGACTACCTACAACGCCTGGTTAATGCCTTGATCAGCCACTTACGGCCAGCGGTCCTAACCGGCATCGTGCAGCCAGAGCAGCGCATCCTACGGGTAAACGCTGACCTGAGCGAGATCCAGGAGCTGACCCAGGATGAGGCGCTAGTCTTTGTCGGCTGGCGGGACTTGCTGCAGCAGATCGCCAAGGACGGCTTCACCGAGTGGGATGTGCTGGAGCTATGCCGGACCCGGGCGGCTATCATTCAGGTGCTGTGCCGCTTGCGCTTTGAGGAAGACCGGGCGCTAGGCCAGGATGCGCCAGACGATGCTATCGACGTAGAGGTAACCACCGATGTTTGAAGCCTACGACATTCACAACCGGCAGCGGATCACCCTGCACTGCCAGGTGACCCTGCAAAGCCCGCTTAGCCACATTGGCGAGGTAGCAGGCAATGTCAGTAACCTCAAGACGGCCAAGCTGCTAGACCTGGAGGGGAACCCGGTCTCCTGCTTTGTCTACTCCGGCAATGCGCTGCGCAATGGCATCCTACGCCGCCGTGGCATGGCTAGTGTGCTGGATGCGCTGGCCCTGCAGGTATCGCCAGATGTTCACCATACCCTATTCGCTGGCGGCCGCATTGATGGCAGCACCGCCAATGATATGGACCTGGACACCCGCATCCGGCAGTTGATGCCCTGGCTGTCGGTGCTGGGTACGGCCAAGCCTGCCGGGGTGTTCGGGGTGAAGAATGCCCAGATGGTCCATGGCCGTTTGGCGGTGGGTAGTGCGTATCTGCTGTGCTACGAGTCGGCGGAGCTGATCTACCGGGAATTTCCTGGCCTATTGCCGCCAGATGTACTGCCCAGGCTGCAGGAACTACTGGAGTGCAAAGACAGGCTGACGGCTAACCCATTTGAGCCACCCACCACTGAGCAGGTTGAAGCCTACCGTCAGGCCAAGGCAGACCACCTGCCCTACCTGCGCAAGATGTTACGCAACTGGACCCAGTACCTGACGGTAGACCAAACCACCCGCCGCGATAGTACCCACGATCCAGCGTTGCAAAAGTTTCTCCCAGGCGGTGCAGAGGAAGGCCAGATGAGCCTGCTGGGCGAGGCCAAGCCAAAGGCTAAGGGTGAGGATAAGGCCAAAAAGTCTGACCAGATGATCGCCAGCGACCGGCTGATCATGGCTGGCTCCAGGCTCTATAGCCGCTGGGATCTGCACACCACCGCCATCGAGACTGGCTGGGTAGTCGATACCCTACTGCAGTTTGCCAAGTCGCCGTACATTGGCGGCAAGGCTAACCGCGGCAATGGGCTGGTATCACTAGAATTTTGGTACCAGCGTGGCCAGGAACGCGGCCACTTCCTATCGCTAGCCACCGGCAACCAGACGCTATCCAGCACCGCCCAGGAGGCCCACCATGCCTATCAGGACTATCTGAGCGTCTACCAGGAATTTCTAGCCCAGGCCCAGGAGTCCAGCGAGTTGAAGGGGTTGCTCAATGGCTAACCTGCGAGTCACCGCCCGGCTATCGTCGGGCATTGCCGTCTTTGATGACTGGAGTCCCGATCTAGCTAGCCTGCTAGAGTGGTTGATCCTCGATGCCCGGGGGATGGCGGCCCCCAACCCTAGCGCCCAGGACGTAGAAGCTAGCCGCCCGGTAGTGGATGAGCACATGCCACTGGCTAAGGGTTGGCTGGGCGAGGATTGGTACTGGCAAACCTCTAGTCCGTGCTATACCTACCGCAATGAGTCGGTTAGCAAATTCAGGAAGCGCTGGGCACCTGGGATCGATAGCCCACCACCGGCATGGGGGAAGCGCAAGGCAAAGTGGGATACCAGCCAGGGGGCGGAGAAAGCCTACGACCTGCCCTTGTTTGTGCGGCTGGCACCGACGATCACTTGGTACTGTCAGGGCGACCGGGACGGCATCGCGGCATTATTGCAGGGCTGTACTGGGCTGGGCAAAAAACGCGCCCATGGCTACGGGCAAGTTACCAACTGGGAGGTAGAGGACCATGACCACGACTGGCATCTATGGGGGCCAAACGGTAAACTTATGCGACCCATCCCCGCCGTCCACCTGCCCCGGGACCGACCGATTGATATTGCCATCCGCGACTGGGGCTGGCGACCCCCTGCCTGGCTGCCAGCCAACAAAGCCCGCTGTGCCATGTCAGTCCACACCGCCCGCCTGGATACAGCTAGCCTGGCCGGTGCAGGGCGATAGAATACCCGCCGACCATGGCTACCGGCTCTATAGCGCCTTGGTAGAACGCCTACCGGGGTTGAAAGAATTGGCCTGGTCGCTGAAGACGATCAACGGTATCCCGGACCGCCAGGGGTGGGTGCAACTGGGTAGCGAAAGCTGGCTAGGGGTGCGGACTGAGCTGGCCAATCTGGAGCTATTCGGTAGCCTGGACAATCAAGTATTGCGGGTGGGTAAGGCGCTGGTGCAGCTAGGCACCTTGACGGGTGCATCCCTGCAGCCATGTCCTAGCCTAGAGGCAAGGCTGGTGACCATCAAAGCCCAGTACCAGGACCAGGTGTCACCTTTTGAGTTCGGGATAGCCCTAGGCAAGGCGCTGGAACGGTTGGGGGTACAGGCTATGCCGGTACTGGGGGAGCGCAAAACCCTGCGGATCAAGGATGCTACCGTGGTGGGCTACGGGGTAAGCTTTGCCGACCTATCGCCGGAGGCATCGCTGACCCTCCAGCGGCAAGGGCTAGGAGGTAGACAGCGCCTAGGCTGTGGCTATTTTGTCGGAAAGTGTTGACAGTTCGATACAGGGGGGGTATATTGAGGGTATCGAACCACTTATGAGGACTGACTGATGACTATTCAACAAGCTTTCGATAACTTCATGTCCAGCGACTTCGAGGCCACCGTTGATTCTTCCACGGCAGCATCCTGGGGCGGCGGTGCTTACGTTGTTGAGCTGTTTGAGGATGGCGCCTACCGCACTATGGACAAGGGTTCTGTTGGGAACCTGTACGATAGCCCCGGACTCATTCTTACCGTTCCCCACCTCAACGAGGAAGAGTGGGATGACGACTCCAACACTCACTTTTATGACAATGCCGAAGACAAGATCCGCGAATGGTTTGCGGATGCAATGAGCGAGCGGATGCAGCTTGCTTAACACTGGCACCGGCTCACGAGCGCCCTGGTTGACCCGCAAGGTTGACCGGGCGCTTTCTGTTATTGGCCGCTGGCTGGAGGCCACAGATCGCTACGCCTATGGCTCAGTCAGTGGCGGCAAGGATAGCTTGGTAATGGCTCACCTAATCCGCCAGGTATGGCCGGACTGCCCTTTTGTCTGGGTCAACCAAGGGCCGTTGGCAGAATGGCCGGACTGCATCGAGCTGCTTCACCACCTGCAAGGCCAGGGCTGGAACATCATCGAGCTATGCCCACCCCGCAGCCTACTGAAGCTGTACCAGGACTATGGCATTCCCCTGGATGGCACCATGGCGACCGGCTTGGACAAGCGCATTAATGCAGCGCTAATGTATGGCCCGCTGGATGACTACCAGGAGGCCCATGGCGTGCGAGGCTATGCCTGGGGGCTACGGAAGGAGTCGCGGGGCCGTAGCCTATACCTGAAGGGCAAGGGCGAGCTATACCAGCGCAAGGATGGCCTGTGGGTATGTTCGCCGGTCGGCTTCTGGAGTACCCAGGATATTTGGTGCTATATCGACTCTCACCAACTGCCCTACCCTGCCATGTACGACCGGGACCGGCTGACGGTGCGCAATGGGCCACCCATCGGGACTACTGGCGTAAACTGGGGGCGACTGAGTGACCTGCGGCGGCATCATCCAGAATTTTGGGCTGAATTTTGTAAACATTTTCCGGAGGTTGCGGACCATGGCTGAGTGCTACCTATGCGGCAAGCCCGCCAGCTTTCCCCTAGCGCTCAAAGACAGCTTTACCGGCCATAGCATGGCCCGTTGCCCAGGCTCCGACCAGCTATGCGGGCGCTGCTATGGTGCCATTGACGGCAACGAAAAGCTGCTGTGGTACTGGAATCAGGGCAAGGACAAGTGGAGTAAGCTATGGGGCCGATCTTTGAGCCGGTTGTACCAAGGCGATGTGCTGCTGTCGCCTGTGATCGGTGAGGCCAAGACCATCGGCAAAGACACTTTCCCGGTAGTCTCGGACTTACCCACCCGGGCTCAGATCCGTGGCTGGCTGCTGGAGCCACCGGAGCCACCGTTTACCATCGTCATCGCTGAGTCCGGCCAGAAACATGTGCTGCCCTGGGCCCAGGATGGCCATAGCAGAGACCATTTCCCGGTGCAGTTCGAGCTAGATACCCTGTGGATAGGCCGGGAACGCTTCACGGGCCTCCTGGCTGGCTATGAGGGGCTAATGGCGTTGGAGTTCAGTAAGACGGAGATTGATAGCGGCCTGTACCACAGCGACAGGCTAATGCGGGCGATCAGCCAGTACCAGCCGCTGGAGGACCAGATCGCGCCAGTGCGGGGCAGCCGGTTTCTGGACCTGCTCAGCTATGTGGCCCAAAGCAAAACCCCCAGCTAGGCCGGGGGTCTGCGGGGAGGTGGGGAGCGGGGCTACACTCCCTCTTCATTTGGATCCACGATCTGGATCGAGTCCATCAGTGTACCCATCTCGTCGGGGTCGTCTACGGTGTAGGCCCCCTGGCCATCGTTACAGGTGACTTCCAGGGAACCTTTATTCACCTCGATGCTAACGATGTGAGCTAGGTTAAGCAGGTAAGCGCCGTCTTGGATGGAAATAAACTTGGGCATGGGTCGGTCCTCGGTAAGTGGTTCGATACCCTCAATATACCCCCCCTGTATCGAACTGTCAACCCCGCTTTAGGCTTTTTCCTTTCGGCCATAGGCTTTTGTTCGGGTTTCTGCTAGGCTAGTGGGGACGTACATCGGATCCGCTAGCCATGACTAAGACCCTCGCCCGCCTTGCTGACCTAGAGCCAGCCATCCTAGCTGAGCGGCCAGCCAGCGCTGATGCCCTGGGCGACCTACAACGCGCCATCCAACTGGTGAATGATGGCCTAGTCAGCGGGGAGCCTGTTGATACCATGGCTGCCCGGTATGTAGCCTGCATGGAGGCCCTGGTGGTGCTAGCCAGCCAGCAAGGCAGTAGCTTGGCCCAGTGTCGGGAGTCGTTGCAGGAGCCGATCAAAGGCTTTAGCCAGTTCTACAATAGCCAGCATCCCACCTGGGAGAAGCTATCGCTGTGGATGTCCTGCCTAGCTGGGGCGCTTAAGTATTACTCGAAAATGGCCATATACCACCTAGGCGCTATTTCTGAGGCTATCAACGACGGTGCCCGGATCAACCTGGCCAGGACCGCAGACGACCTGCTGGCCATGCACTGGGCGGACAAGGTAGGCTAGGGCCAGTTAGCCCGGAGGAACCATGACCCAAGACCAGATGATCGTTGAGCTACAGGCCATGTCAGCCTTGCTGAAGAGTGGCCAGGACTTTGACCGGGAGGCCCTGATCGCGGAGCTGAGCCAGCTGCGGGACCAGCTGCGGGCTGAGGCAGAAGCAGAGTAGCCCGCCACCGCCACCCCACCCCGGCCACGGCTGGGGTTTTTTGTTGCAGGCGGTTGACGGTTCGATATGGTGGGGGTATAGTGGAGACATGGAACCACTTACGAGGATCAAGTTATGTCTACGCCTACTATGTGTCAAACCTTTGGGGCTGAGGTCAATCAAGCATTGGTGATGTTTGCGCCTGAGTACATGGGCGGCACAGTTCAGCAAGTTTCGTATGGTGATCGTGATGGTTGCCGCTATCAGAAGGATGACTTGATTATCGTTTTCGATGGCAGTCGTGTCAGCATTCCGCATAAAAACATCACCACTCACTCGGTATGGTCTACCGTGGGCAAATGTTTTTATAAGCCAGAGTAGCCTGACTCCACGCTACTTCCACCCCGGCTAGCCCGGGGTTTTTTGTTGCCTGGGCACCCTAAGCAAAACGATGGGGATCTGCTATGGCTATTGTCTACATTGTCCTGGGCCTGGCTGCCATGACAGCCTGCCTCCTGTTTGCCGGGGCCACCCGGGTCGCTATCCGTCGCCGCCATCGCTCCTGGGTATCCACCGCCTGGGCCTCGGTGATCAGCGCTGGCTGGGTCGTGGTGGCTGTCCGTGGCCTGATGGAGTTGTGGCACTAAACTATGTTGCTTTATTACCCCGATGGCCAGTCCATCACCATTCCAGACATTGACGCGCCTGCTTGGATCCGACTCCATGGCATGACCACCGAACCGCCGTCAAGCCCGGCCCCATTGCCAGCGCCTAGCCCAGCTGCCATGCCCCAAGCTTTGGCCCTGATCAATGCAGCAGCTACGGCTGATGAGATCAGCGTCCTGCCCACCATCGGCAAGGGTGCGGCCAAGCTGATCCTGGAGGCCCGGCCAGAGGGTGGCTACCCGTCCCTAGCTGCTATCTGGGAGCAATGCCCTAGGGTGCTGGCAAGGCCCTATAGCACCGATCCAGCGGTGGTGGAGGCCTGGGATGCCGACGCCCCTTGACCAGTACGCTAGCCTTACTTTGGTAATGACGGTGCCAGCTACGGCTACCACCAACGCCAGCGGGCTGCCGGAGTCGTTGGTGACTACCCAGGTCGGCGTAGCGTGGATCAAGGTCGGCAATGATCGGCTACTGCAGGAGGCGGGCAGTACCTTGACCGAGATCCCGCTAGAGGGTTACTTCCTGGCACCCCAGCGGCCAGCCTCGACGATCCGGCCCGGGGTAACCATGCCCGCTTATTTATGGCGGCTGTCGCAGGACTTTACGCTGATCAACCCCAGTACTGGCCTATTGCGCACCTGGGGAAATCTGGCTAGCTTCAATGCTTTTGTTGAGCGCAACCGCCGCCACCTTGACCACGAAGGCCAGTTTACCCTAGGCGCTACCCTGGCCAGCCAGTACCAGCTCCCTGATCAACTGCTAGGCAAAAAGCTATCAGGGGTATTTAGCTATCGGGTGCAGTGGGGTGATGTGGTGTGAGCCGCCAGCTAGTCAACATTGCCGACCGCTACGACGTCGAACTAGACAAGGCCAGTCAGGATGTGCTGAAGCGCATTGCAGCAGCCTATGACGTTAGCTACCGGGCTATGGTGGCTAAGCTGCGGGATGCCATGCCACGGCTGCAGCAGGCCGGCAGCATCTCTACGCTGGTGCGCCAGGGGGCGATTGCAGCGGAGATGGGCGAGGCGCTCAAATTCCTTAACCCTGGCAATGAGCAAGCCATTGAGCAGCTAGGCTATGACGTAATTCAGCAGGCGGTTGACTTGGGCCAGCAAATGGCAGGCGACAGCTTGAAATACATTGGCCTCCAGGCCCCATTTACCACCATCCCGATTGGCGCAGTCCGTAACCAAGCGGAGCGGTTCAGAGAGCGCTTGGTCAACTACTCCAATCAGCAAGCCAGCCAGATCAGCGCTGTAGTAGAGCAAGGTTTAATCCAAGGCTGGGGCACCCGCAAGATCGAAGGCCAGCTAAAGACGCTGGGGGTAAGCTTCAAGAGCAATGCGGAAACCATTGCTAGGACAGAAACCATGAGCGCCTACAATGGGGCGGCCAGAAGCCGCTACGAGCAGGCAGGCGTGGCCTATGTGCAATGGATTGCTACCCCGGCTGAGGGCACCTGTAGCCTATGCTATGCCCGCAACACCAAAGCCTGGAAAACTACCGAAGCGCCAGCGATCCCGGCCCATCCCCGTTGTCGTTGCACCTACCTACCAACGGCGTCGCTGAGCGACATTGACACCGCATTTTACGAAGACTACAGCAAGCAAGGCTTAGACGACCTGGAGCGCCAGGGCTTGCAGCCAGACAATGGGCCCACCTACTGGGAGAAAAAGGCAGGCGTCACCCCGGCTAAGCCTAGCTGGGTGCCAGGGCAGGCGGTGCCGGTTGCGCCGGTGGCGGCCAATCCTGCGCCGGTGGTTAAAAGTGGATTCCCTGCAAAGGACGATCTGGATAGCCTTGAATTTGTTAAACAGTTAGGTGGCAGTACAGGGGCTGAACTGGTACGGGATCCAGCTAGCGGAGATTTATTTGTCCGCAAAAGAGGCAGTCAGCCTGATCACATCAGAGAAGAGTTTGCAGCCGATGAAGCTTATCAAGCGTTAGGGGTAAAAGTGCCTGAAGCCAGGCTATTTGAGACCCAAAATGGACCTGTCAAGCTGGCTAGGTTCATTGAAGGTAAACAGTTAAATGAGCTGGATCCAGCTACACGCAAAGCCGCTATTAAAAAGCTCCAAGCTAATTTTGCGGCTGATGCCTTGCTAGCTAACTGGGATGTGCTAGGCATGACTAGAGACAACATTCTAGTTGATGCCGATGGCACGCCATGGCGCATAGACAATGGCGGATCGTTGCGTTATAGAGCACAGGGCGGATTGAAGTCGGGGCAAGAATGGAATGACTACCCAACGGAACTATGGTCGTTGAGAGACCCGGCAAGAGGCGCTGGGGAGATCTTTTCAGGCATCAAATATTCAACCGTAATTAAGCAGATTGAAGCACTAGCCAAAAAAGAGTCCAAGCTATTAAAAGTATTGCCCAAAGATCTGCACGACACTATTCAAGGTCGGATTAGGGAAATGAAACGGGTCGTCGAAATAACTCGAACTTTGCAATCAGATGATTGGAGGGATGGGTATATTGACGAGTTTTGTCGACACAGCGTAGGCATTCGTAATGCCGGAATCACGGACAGGCTTCCCATGCAAATGCGGCTTGCAAACAATCAGCTTTATGATGAAAATGATAAATTGTTTGATAACCTGCGCGGCAAAGGTAGCATCCTAGAAAATCTAGTCGATTACATCGGAGCTCAGGGAGGCGATTACAACGCCGTAATTCCTTTATGGGCCGATCAGCAGGCAAGTAGTTCTTGGGGGCCGTTGCCTCAAGCCGTTAAATGGCACTATGTTCAGGCTAGGGGAGTTGGACTGGATCAGTATTGGTGGAGAAACGGATCCGATCAGGCAAAAGCTCACTATGACAACTTTAGGGACTCAGTTGGCGGCAACGTTTTTGATGTGACACTTGCGGCTTTTCATGCCTGGAACTATGAGCAGCTGCAGCGGATCGAAATGCCTAACAACAATCGTTCTGACGGCACATTTCAGTTAGTGCGAACTGAAAGCTTAAGGACGATGCAGCGGAACAGCCTCAATGAAGGCGATGTTGATGTAACTATGCCCCGTGGTGCAGCAGAGTCTACATCGTTATTTAGCAGGGTTGAAGCGGTTGCAGGCCAGGAAACGACTGTTCAACAGGTTCCTCACCATAGAATTGTTGGCATGTACCTCCAAAGTCGTGACGCCTTTAGCGAAGGAAGAATGTTTTTAGGTGATTACGAAAACGAAGCAGTCGCAATTATGCAGGGCATAAAATTTAATTACGTTCCTTTGCAGAAGTGGCAAGATGCGCAGCAAAACTACAAGCAATCATCCAAGCCAATGCCAGCTGCGCCGATGACAGTAAAGCAGATTAAACAAGACTGGTTGAAGAAAATAGATGCTTCAGATATTCAAAAGATGCAAAAAACCTGGAGCATAAAGGAATTGGCGGAAACAGCGGATCAATTAGGTATATCGCAGAACAAGCTAAAACTATTCGGATCATTGAAAGCGAAGCTTACTTATATTCAAGCTTTTCTTGATTTGCAAGTAGATCTAAATGAACCCTAGATATTCTAAAAAAGGTTTGGACTCAGTTAGTGCAGCTCCCTGGAGCTGGATGTCTAACTGCATAGCTTCGGTCGGATCTATGGGACCGGGTTGAAATTCACGCCCAAACCTCTCATCAAGCAAAAACTTAACCCAAAGCCGAAACAACTTCGGATCGTCTGAGCATCTAGATACTTCACGTCCATCAGGCAGCTTAGCCCTGTATTTGTTGGACTCTCTCGACTCAACAGGAACAATGCCGTGACGCACCAAGGTAGGCTTAGCCTCAGTAGTCAGACGAGACTCGACTCCATCTATTAGCAGACTTAGCTCCGCATGTCCTTCATTGTCGATTAGTCTTGGATTCTCAATTTTCATGGGGCTGTCTAAATCGCCTAGTTTCCAGTATAGCATACCCCCAGGGCACCCTAGATCCAGCGCTCTGGATCCGTCATGGCTGTCTCTGTCGAATACACTGCCACAGGCATCAGCCTAGCCCAGTATGCGGCTAAGGTTTCTGACCTAGGCCCGGTGCTGAATGCTACAGGGGCCTATATCGAGCGCTTATCCAAGGAAGCCATCATCCGTGGCCAGACCATTGGCGGCAAGCCCCTAGTGCCCTTGGCACCCTCCACCGTAGCCGAAAAGCAATATCGCAAGAAGGCCCGGGGCATCCTGCGCCGCGATGGCGGCCTGCTGGCCAGCCTAGCCTTTGCCCGCACCAGCGCTACCGAGGTGCAGGTGGGCACTAACCTGGAGTATGCGCCATGGGTGATCCTAGGCACCCAGCCCTATGTCATCCGGCCCCAGAGTGCAGCCCGGCTGCGGTTTTATACCCAGGATGGCTGGCGTAGTGCTAGACAAGTTAATCACCCTGGCCTGCCGGAGCGCAATATCTTTGATGGGTTCCAAGACAAGGCGATCCCATTTTTTACCGATGCCTTTGGAAAATACCTGGAGTCTTGATGAACACCCCATTCAGCCTAACGACGACCCTGATCCCTGTCCTGGTGGCCCGGCTGTCGCCCATTGCTGCCCTGGGCGTAGCGGTGCAAGGATTGCCCGATAGCAGGCGCGAGAGCGGCTTTGTCGCCAATGATGCGGTAACGCTAGCCTGGATTGCCTGGAGCCCGGTTCAGGGGGCAGGGAACAGCGTCTCCGGTGCCGTTACCCAAACCATTACCTTAAACTGTCGCATATCGGTGCGCAAACTTAGCCTACGGGACCAGGTGGCGGATCTGTTGTACCAACGGCTAGCGGGCTGGCAGGTCAGCCAGGGAACATTCCTGCAGTATGGCGGCAGCGAGATTATCCCACCGGCTGACAATGACCCAGACTACCGCCAGGATGTGCGCTTTGCCATGGTAGTTCAGAACCGGCCAGGCTGATGGGCACTCTTAAACCAGTGGGCGTGATGCCCCTAAAGATGGCGTGATGCCAGCATCCCACTAAAGCTTTAGAGGCAAAATCATGTTCAAAGGTATTGGCGATCCGTGGATCCGCACCACGGCATTCTCTGGCACCAGCGCAAACGATCAACGAATGATGGTGCTGGGGCTACTAAGTTTCGAGTTGACGGCTGAATCTGAGTCCAAAGAATCGCAAAAGTTTAACAGCGAAGGCACCCTGGTTACCGCTAGCCGGGTGAAGGGCTCCACCAGCTATAGCTTTACGCTGTCCTACAACGAAGTGGACTGGGGCACCCTGGGCTTTGCCCTAAACCAGTTTCCCCGCTCTGCCAGCGCTGTCACCATCCCTACCCTTAAGTATGGCACCGTCCCCGCGGCCGGGCCCTACACCATCACCGATGCAGGCATTAGCGCCTCTAACGTGTCGGTGGTAATCACCAAGTCCGGCGCGTGGGGCCAAGCTGGCCAGGCGCTAACGGTGGGTGGCTCTGGTGCCGGTACCGTTGCAGTGTCGGGTACGACGCTGACCTTCAATGCAGCCCAGGCGGGCGCTAGCGTGGCCTACCTGGCCTATGCCAGCTCCACCTACACCGCTCAGGACTATGGCGGTCCTACGGGCGCTAAGAGCTGGGGTACGTTCGAGTTTTGGGGCACTATCTTTATGCCAACGCTTAGCAGTGGCACCAAGATCTACATCCCCGAAGCGTCGATCTCCGAAGACCCGACCATCACCATTGATGACGGGGTGCCAACGGTTGAGGTGGTCTGTGGTATGTCCACGCCAGCGGGCTGGGATAAGCCATTCCGTATCTTCAACCTGGATACGGCAACAGTCTAGGTAAGCGGCTATGCCCTGGGTTAGTGACGATGACGGGTTTGACTACCGGCTATTGACGACTGGAGCGCTTGAGTTTCGGGACCGTCATGGCCGGTATCAACTGGTCTGGGGTTGCAATGCCCAGGGCTGGCATGAATTTTGGGAGCGTCTGGATCTGGTGCGGGAATTGCTGGCTAGTGCGCCGGATGACAAAACCTTGAGTGAACTATACCTCGAGCATCCAGCCTTCAGGCGACACTGTGACCGATGCCTGGAATTGAATGGCATCGCCCCTGACTGGGTATCGCCCATGCTGATGCGCTGGCTATTGTTCCCGGCCGATGGCGAAACGCCAGCCCCCCTGGTGGCCCTCAATAGCCCCTACCCGGCCAAGCATCCACCCTTGCTAGGTGGTGAGCCGGTTAGTAGCCGGGTGGAGCTGCTAGCGGCCTTAGCGGCAGTCTGTGATGGCAACATGGCCGATGCGGTGGAGCTAGCCAATAGTACCCCCGCCAGGGATCTGCTAGCCGCGATGCAGTCTAGGGCCTGGGCGATGGCTAGCCAGGATGAGAAGGACAAGGCAATCTTGACCCAGAAGAAACGAGAGATGGCAGAGGCAAGGGGGCTGAACCGTGGCTGATTTGCGACTTGGGGTGAAGATCGGTGTTCAGGGTGGCGCTCAGTCGGCCAAGGAAATCAAGAACCTGGATGATCAGGTAAAGCGTCTGCAGGACCAGAATGCGAAGGCGGCTAGTACAGCCAAGGCCCTTGGCGCGGCCTATAACCTGAGTGGGGCCGAGGTAGACCAGCTGATCAACGAACTACGGCAGCTCGAAGGCCAGACCCAGTCAACAGCAGGCGAGGCCAGAAAGCTGGATGCAGTATTCCAGGGATTGCTGCAAGGCTTTGGGCAGCAGCTAACTCAGATTGGGTTTGAGGCGCTGCGCAGTTCATTGAGCGGCGTAATTGGAGTCGTTCAGGCGGCGGCAAGAGAGTTTGGATCATTTGACCAGGCATTGACTGAATTTGACGCAAAATCAACAGCCAGCGCAGAGCAGATACAACGCATTGGCGAACAATCAAAAGATCTCGCGGCAATTACCAGCCAAAGTCCTGCAGGCGTGGCAGCATTGTCTACAGCCTTGCTGACCTTAGGGGCAACCGCCGATCAGGTCGAAGAGAACTTGAAAGGAATTACGTTTCTTGCGGATGTTCTGGGGGAAGATCCAGTATTGACGGGACAAGTCATCCAAACTGGCTTGAACATTTGGGGTGAGTTTGGAGAAACTGCTGATGGATTAGCCGACAAAATCAACTTTTTAATCAACAGTACCGCCGCAGGGGCGACAGGTGGTGTCGGTGAATTTTTCCAATTGTTCGCCGACGTTGGCGGTATTGTCAAAAGTACTGGAGCTGAATTTGATGATCTCGCCTCAGCCTTTGCCGTGTTAAGGAATGGCGGTGCATCTGCATCAATTGCAGCCACTGGGATTAAAACAGCTTTGCTTGCCGTATCTGCCCCTACCTCTGTCGCGTCAAAAGAGCTAGAGGCGTTAGGGGTCTCTGCGTTTGATGCTGAAGGCAACTTTATCGGGCTAGGTAAAACCTTAGAGCTGTTCTCTGAGAACCTAAATGGCGTATCAGAACAGAAGCGATTAGAGCTAGCCACTACCATTTTTGGGAGAGAGGGGGCGCCTGCATTCTTGCAGGCACTAGGCGAGGCGAATGGCAGCTTGTCTCAGATTAGAGAGCGATTAGGCACTGAAGCCCCAGGTAGCCTAGCTGAATCTCTGGAGATTATTAACCAGTCATTGCCACGGCAAGCCGAGCTATTGACCGGGGCGATTGATTCAGTGCTGACTAGCCTTGGAGAATCGTTAGCGCCTATTCAATCGGCTATTTTAGGGCTTTCTACGGATATTATTGAGTCTTTTTCCGGGACTGTAGATGCAGAAAATTCATTTAATTTATTAGCGGAAGCGGGCCAGCGGCTACAGGAAGCTTTGGATCGCAACCCAGAAGTGATCGATGCTATTGCACAGGGGTTAGCTGAATTAACCGATACGCTTATAAGCGGGATTGTCTTTGCGGTTGACGCTTTATCAAATCAAATTGACGCCTTAGATCCTCAATCAATCCAGGCGTTCATCAATACCTTTGCCAAGCTAGGCGAAACACTGATTCAGATTGCCGGGCAATCGAGCCAGCTTGCAGGTAGCTTGGCCGAAGTTGGCGCTAGCTTTGCCGGCGCTGGAGCGTCTGTCTTTTCTAGCCTTGCCCCTACTTTTATAGCGCTGAACAACGTCATCAACGGCGCGGTGCAGGCCCTGCAGCCTTTGCTAGCCAATACTCAACTGGTAGAAATAGCCTTCCAGGCTTTGCTGATCAGGATGGTTGCTATCAAGGCTGTGGGGCTGGCCAACTCATTTATTGGCATTGCCACCGGCCTAGCCAGTTTACTTAAAGGGGCCGTGGCGGCCACGGCGTCATTAGGGGCCTTGAATGTAGCCCAGGCGACTGGATCCAAGTCAGCGTTATTGTTGGCCCAAAGCTTGGCGACCAGTGGATCGTCGGCAACAACGGCAGCGCTAGGGTTCAAGGCAGCGGCGGCCAGTGCAGCAGCGGCGGCAGGCCCATTTGTCGCCCTAGCAGCCGCTATCGCTACAGCCAACCTGATCAAGACTACCCAGGAGCTACGGTTCACCAACGACGAGCTAGAGGCCTTTGCCAACGGCGTCGAGGTAGCGGCAAGCCAGGGATTTAACTTTGCCAACAAGCTAAACTCGATCAACGACTCCATCGCTGCAGCTGGTGGCAAAGCAACGGCAGAGCAACGCAAGCAGCTACAGGAGTATGTCAACCTGTCCAAGGGGCAGATTGAAGAGCTAAAGCGACAGTTGACAGAGGTGCAGTCGATTGAGCCCAAGAACGACAGCCAGCGCAATGCCCAGCAAAATTTAACTAATCAACTGCAAACCACCATAGGCGCACTTGAGAAGCAGATTACCGAAGCTGACGGAGCATTGACCCAGGCATCATCAGGACTGGGTGACAAGGCTGGCAAGGCATTTAGTGAAGGCGTCAAGGAAGGCGTCGGCGATGGACCCCAGGAGGCTGTCAAGTCGGCCTTGGACGGCATCAAGGACGAGGTTGACGCTAGCCTATCCGACCTGGAGCTAGCCGCTGCCAACACCCGGGCTACCATCCTGGAGGCAGGCGGGGATCCGGCCAAGCTAGCCCAGGCGGAGCAGCAAGCACTGAAAGACCGCATTGATGCTAACAAAGACTTCCTGGCTCAGCTAAAGGCGCTGACCCCGGCTGAGGGTGAAGACGCGCAGAAGACCGCTGACCAGATCCGCCAGACTGAGCTAACCCTAGCCAATGACCGGGTTGCCCTGGCCCAGCAGGTGCTTGAGGCTAAGGTAAAGGCGGCAGAAGAGGTAGCCAAGGCGGAAGTGGACCGGCTCAAGGAAGTACGGGACGCTGAGAGGGAGTCTGCACAGACGGAATTTGATACTCAGCAGGAGCAGGCTAGGAAAAGGTTTGGCGACGAGGATCGGGCGCGACAGGAGGCATTTGACGAAACACAGCAAAATAGTCGAGAAGCCTTTAATGAAAGCCAGCGAGATGCTGATGAAGCCTTTCAATTACGACAACAGAATGCGCAGAAAGCCTTCCAAAAGGCTCAACAAGCAGAGGCAAAACGATTCCAGGACCAGCTAAATGCAGAGCGGGATCGGGGCAACCGCGAGTTTGACGCACTGCAAAAAGAGGTAGACCGTCGTGCCCAACTGGCTGAGGCGACCGGGGCGGAGCGGGCCGACTTGCAGCGACAGTTTGAGGAAGAAGATCGGCGGGCCAAGGAACGGCGCAAAATTGAGCAGCAGGTACTTAACCAGCGTGGATCCGTACTAGCTGATCAGGGCGACTTACTAAACCTGTCTCCCCTAGAACAGGCCAGGGCTGCATTTGAACAATCCTTGCAGGAAAAGCAAGTCGCATTTGACGAGCAGCAACAGATTGCACAGGAAGCGTTTGAGGTTAGGCAGCGAGCGGATCAGAAAATATTTGAGGACCAACAGAAGGAAGACCAAAGGCTTTTTGATAAAGTCCAACGAGAAGACCAGAAACTTTTTGAAACATCCCAGCAAGTTCTTCAAGAGCAGTTTCAGTCACGGCAGCAAGCAGCTGAAGCAGCCTTCAACGCCCAGCAGCGCCAGCTAGACGAGCAAAGCGCCCAACGTCAGGCCGCTATCCTTGAGGCGGCTAGCCGTGGCATTGCGCCCCAGGTGCAGGCCCGGCGCGACGGTGGCCCGGTTGCGGCTGGCCAGCCCTACCTGGTAGGCGAGGAAGGCCCTGAGCTGATCACCCCCACCCGTCGGGGCTGGGTGCATACTGCAGGTGAGACAGCGGCCATCATGGCCCGTCAGCCCGTTATGGCCATCAAGCCCCAGTCTATAGCAGGCGTCGAGGCTAAGCTATCGGAGCTACTGCAAGAGGTGCGGCAGGGGCGGCGGGTAGTGGCCCCCACTAGCTTTACCCTGAATACTCAGAACCCGCTCAGTGATGCGGTGGAGCTACAGATCAAGCAAGTTAGGGCATTGGCCCGGGGGAGGGTACTGTAATGGCAGCAGGGCAAATCAGGATCGGCATTGCTGGCAATAGCACCACCAACTTTAACACCGCCAGCCTGGCTGTACTAACCTTGTACCGAGGCGAAGAAGGCGCATCATTTAGCCAGCGGGCTGCCATCGGCTATGACACCACCGGCACCCCCACCAACTGGGGCACCACCCCGATCATCGGCCCTGCCTATGCGCCTAAGTTTTTGTGGACCTTGACGCCCTGGCTAACCACCAGCGAGGCGCAGCACCTAGAGGCCCTGGCCATCTATCAGAAGTCCACTCAGAATGCCCTCAGGCTGATTGATGAGGTGGATCAGGTGGTTATAGACTCAACCTATAACAACCGCACCTTGCTAAGCCAGACAACGCCCTCCTGGGGGCCAGGCTATCGGGTAGGCTATGGCGTGTTTTCGGTGCAGCTACAGCTAGAGGATGCCTGGAGTGAATATATTGGCCAGTGGGCGGAGGATGATGCCGGGGCCAGGGCGGCGACGATTACCGCCGTCGAGCTTTGATGACCATGCAAAAGCCATAGTCAGCGCCAACTTTATCGCCTAAGTCTTGCAGTATTTCAACGACAGATGGATCCTGATCGGTCAGGTAGCGTGGCCCATCGACGCCTGGGATCCCCCAGTAGGGCATCAAAAATGAACCGCAGCTAGCCTCTATGCTGAACCCGGCAGACTCCATCATGGCGGTCATCTCGCTGAAGGTAAACTCTTTAACGTGATCGTAAGAGCATAGAAAGTCGCCGTGGCCCAGGGCGCGATTGATGCGCAGGTGCAGCGAGTCGCGGTTAGGGGTAGTTAGCACTAGCAGCCCGCCTGGGGCTAGCACTCGGTGCCATTCCTTGAGCGCCCTGTCAGGCTCTAACAGGTGCTCGATGGCCTCCTTGGCGATGACGGTGTTGAAAGTGCCATCTTCAAAGTCAAGCTGGCATACATCACCCTGTTGGTAGCTAAATTCAGGAAATGCTTGCTGGGCTAGCGCGATAGCCACATCGCTAATGTCGATGCCCGTATAGTCAGCCAATGGATCCAAGTACGGCGCAGAGCCGCCCTGACCGCAGCATACTTCCAGGATCCGCCCTGGATCATCGCCCATGTAGGCCATTGTCTTTTGGTTGAGGTCTTCCATGCGAGCAATGTCCCACAATAGTTGCAATGAATAGGCGGTATTGGTGTCATAGCGGCTATTCATCGATTCACGGATCTCTTCGGCTGTCTTTTCGCAGTATGTCATAGTCCCTCAAAATGCTGCTTCCAGAATGCCCAGGGCACCCTAAGGCTGTGACCTAGGGACAACAACCATGCCTGCATTGATCCGCAGCCGACGCATACGGGTATTTATTGGCGCTGACCAGCAGGACTGGAGTACATCGGCGGGCGAGTTCTTGCCCCAGTGGGATAGCCTGTCAGAGTCGGGGCTGATCACCGTATCGGCGACGCTGGAAATTCTCAAAGTTAGCACCAACCCAGAAAGCATCGACCCCCGCGACAACCCAACCCGTTGGCGGCCTGGCCAGCCCGTCAGGGTCGAGGTGGCCAATAGTGCTGGAGCCTATGTCACCCACCCGATGGGGCGCTTGTTCTTGCTGGAAGAGCCAGAGTTCCCGGCACCGGGGGAGGGCATTGTGTTGGAGCTAGGCTGTCGGCTGGCTTGGCACAATACCTTTGAGTACGACGATGAAAAGACCGGGGTGACGCTGGCTGCTGAGCTAAATTCAGGATCGGTTGTCATCAACTTGCTTAAGGCAAACGAGATCCTGCAAGCTGACATGGCCATAACAACGAACTGGCCCTATGGCGTAGTCAACCCAGACGGTAAAGGGCCGGGCGGCAGTTTTATTCAGCAAGCAGGCGAGATCGCCTACAGCAATGACTACCGGTTTTTGTACCAGAACACGGCAGGAACAGTGGTGGCTGGCCAGCTTAGCCTAGCCATAGCCAGCCCGACAGCAACCATCACCCTGGGCACCAACGACGTGGCCTACCAAGCTGTGAAGACCGAGGGTAGTCCGCCAGACCAGATCAAGGTGGCGGGGTCAGGTGTTGTTAAGACCCGACTCAGGTATCCGATTGTTGATGTGGTGACAGTAGAAGGGGATAAGAGTCTTTATAAATACAGCAACTTTTTTGGGGCTCAGACGTGTTCCGGAGAAGGCACTATAGGCAGAACGACTACAAAAGTAGACCGCACGAAAAACGGAGCGCTGACCAATGAGGTAACAATTGTTCGTGAAGAAGGCATAACTGCTGGTGTTTCTAAAGATCCGGCAGTCGGCGCTAGTGGTCTTGCTGTTTGCGACTTAAGGAAATGGAAAACTACAACGACAACAAAAACGTTCAATGGTGCTAAGTTTGGCAGGCTAGAGCAGGAGATCCAGGAGATAGATCAAGAGCGTTTTACATATTTTGTTAGACAGGATGGGAGTTCTCAGATCGGATTTGTTGATCTAGTCGGCAGGACGACCACAACTTACACTTACACTCAAGGCGAAACCGTTGAGCGCATAGAACGAGTCGAGGAGCAGATTCGATATTTGGTTGATGGAACTTTGCAAAATCAACCTCCCTTTGAAACACCCAATACTCAACTTGTCGAAGTAAAGCGCGAGATTGACACATGGGAAAAGGTTGGCAAAGACACGTGGAAGAAAAGCCGCACTGAAAAGTATCCACGCAAATACAAGGACAATAACCCAGAAGGCGGTAGCGGAGCGCCGATCACCAGCAGCACTACGACGGTCAGCAACTCTGGCCAGACCCAACCGCCCCGGGCTGAGCTTTTGGATGATGAATATTCCTTTGAAGATGTTGAATACCAGGCCACCATCAACTACACCCAGCCTGGCGGTGGCAGTGGCCGCACCAGGAAGCGACTCTATACCCTTCCCTATGGCTTCAGCCAGGCTCAGTGTGAAACCATGGCGCAGCTACACCTAAAGCTGATTGCAGGCCGCCACAGGGCCGCTATCGTCGAGTTGCCGGTTACCGATGCACTGCTGACCGCGCCGCCCTTGTTTCCGTTCAATGTAGTAGAACCATCCGGGCGGATCTTGCACTACCGAGCCGATAGCGTCACCTGGGAGCATACGGTGGATACTTGCAAGGTGGCGGTGTCTGGCATCCTGGTGGGCACCACGCCAGCCCCGACAGTGGGCAACCCCACCCCTGACCCAGAGCCCATCACTGGCACCATCGTGGTGGCTAATGCTGTGCCGGTTGAGGCCTCCGGCATTCAGGTGTTTGCCACAGTATAAAAAACCCCCAGCATTTCCCAAGGTGCTGAGGGCAGAGAGTTAGGAGTTCGTTTGGTCACAACCCAACTATAAACCGTAGGCTAGTGGCTGTCAACCGGCTGGGCACCCTATAGCTAGCTAGCTAGCCGAGCCAGCCATGCGCACAGTTGCCATACTGCTAACCATCGTTATCGCTGCCACCTGGATCCAAGATGCAGCCCGGAGACGTTCAGGTAGTGGCCGTCGAGTTTACCTTAGCCAGGAGAACCCATGGAACGCCCCACTCTTAGCATTGCCGTCGATACCTACCTGAAGCCGTTGCCTGAGCCAGCGGCTAGCTTTGAGGTTGAAGAAATTGCCAAGGTGCTGAAGGGCACCGTGATCCCGATCCTGGCCTATCGTCAAGAGCATGGCCATATTTGCTTCACCGTCGATGCCACCGGCTTCAACCTAGCCACCCTGCACCCATCTCGCAAAAATACCTGGTGGGTCTATGCTCAGCATTGCCTGGACCCCCAAGGCCATGGCGCTGACAATGACCCCAAAGATACCCCCAGCGATACCGCCAAGGGCTATGGCATCGTCCTGCCTGGGTTCAATGGCAACTACTACAGCACCGACTCAATTGGCCTAAAAAGCCAGAGCTTTACCTGGGGTGAAGCACTCCATGTCGATAGCGCTGGCAGCTACCGCCAGCCTGCTAACCCAGGGGTGGTTTACAACATTATCCGCATTGCTGAGGTTATGCAGAATGTGAAAGGCCTCTTTGGCGGCGCACCGATCAAGGTTAACTCATGGTATCGGGATCCAGTGACTAACCGCAGGGTGGGCGGTGCTAGCCAGAGTCGGCATATGGTTGGCGATGCCGTGGATTTTCATATCCCTGGTGTATCGTTGAAGGATGTGTATGACCGACTGGATCCATGGTGGGGTAGTCGAGGCGGGCTAGCCCGAGGCCAGGGGTTTGTGCATATTGATGGCCGGGGCTACCGGGCCCGGTGGACCTATCCAGGGGTGAACTAAATGGTACCAAGACAGGCAATTGTCACCAAGACCGATGGCACGGCTGTACGGGGCCTTGCCCAGATCCAGGGACAGCGGCTGATCATCCATGGCCCGGATGGCGCGTGGTATAACTACGCACTCAAGGACTGCACGATCATCTGGGATCCAGAGCGCAGGCGTAGTAGTGGGAACACTAAGGCATAAACGGGGACTGATATGCCAGAGGTTGAACATAATATCCTGACTGGGGCCCAGCTCCATAGCTCGAAAGTGGTGACTTTCACCGGCGATCCGTCTAGCTATGTGCCAACTGAGGCAGGTATTCTGGTGCAATGCTTGACGGCACCCAATGCAGGTAAGCTGTACCGCACTACGGGCACTACTGCAGGGGCGCTAATGTCGGGCAGTGCCGCCGACGGCCAGGCGGCAACGGTGAGCATTGGGGCGATCACGACTGGCAACGCTGGCAGCAATGCCACAGTCACCAACAGCGGCACCACATCAGCGGCGGTGCTAGACTTTACCATCCCCCGGGGCGACGCGGGGGCCGGGGCCTTTGGCATCCGCTATACCTTCAGCACTAGCACCAGTAGCGGTCCTGGGGCTGGCCTGCTACGGCTTAACAATGCCAGCCCAGTCAGTGCCACCCAGCTTTATGTCAGCGAGACGGACCGCAATGGGGCGGCTATCGCTAGCCTGCTTGGCACCATCGCCAATGGTAGCCCGATCCAGATCCTAGACGAGTCGGATCCATTGGCCTTTGCCTATTACACTGTCACCTCCTCCACAGACAACGGCACAGACCGCACCCTAGCAGTGACCCATGTGGCTAGCAATGGCACCCTGGCGGGCGGGGTGACGCTGACCTGGGGGGTGGCTGGATCGTCTGCGACCTCTGGCTTTGGCTTTAAGTACAGCTTCAATAGCACCACCACTAGCGGGCCAGCGGCGGGCCAGGTGCGGCTGAATAATGCAGCGTCTGCCAGCGCTACCCAGGTATTTATTCACGAGACGGACCGCAACAGCAAAGCCATCGCTAGCCTGCTTGGCCTGATTACTCCTGGCACTGGCCTGATGCTAGTCAGCGAGTCAGACCCCAGTCAGTACGCTTATTACACCGTCACCAGTAGCACCGATAACGGCAATGACCGGACCCTGGCGGTTGCCCATGTGGCCAGCAATGGCACGCTGAGCGGCAATGTGACAGTCTCTATCGCTGGGGGCGGTACTGGCGGAGTGCAGGGCATCGGCACCGCATCGCCCCTAAACAGCATCACGCCCTTAGCCGCAAATTCGCTCTACGTCCAACGGACAACTGTTTTGAGCGATGCTCAGGGCGCTAGGGAAGTAGTCTGGGTGGCCACCGGCACCACTAGCGCTAGCTGGGTTGTGGCCTCATCCAGTGCCATTCGGCGCAACAGTACTAGCAATCCTAATACAGTAGTGACGGCTAACTTTGCTGGCCAGTTTCTGATCAACTATGCCGTTGACATCTACGGCAACTCGACGGCGGCAACCCTTTATGTGTCAGGCAGTGGAGCAACGTCATGGTATGCCGTATAGCCTTCATGCGCTACCCGGCACCAGATCGGCGGGTGGCAGGTCGGTACATCTCAACCAGGGAATTGGTTAGGGGCCTTAACGATATTGGCGTGCAAGCGTTCTATAGCCGTGATTCAGACGTTAAGGCAAATTACTATGCTGTCGATTGCCTGGATGAAATTAAATGGCTACCCAAGGCAGACCCAGCCCAGCGCATTGCCTGGATCCGTCGGGATGTGTACCGACTGACTGCCCGGCCAGCCATTGATGGGGTTGGCCATTTGTTTGCTAGCAGTCAGTTTGTCGCCAATGCCTGGACCCAGTACCCGGTCACAGTTCTGCCAGATCCGGTCTATGTGCCACGGTGGATTCGCCCACATTTCCGCAGCGGTGTGTTGTACGTTGGTCGGGTGTGCCGCAGCAAGGGGATCCCATTATTGCTGCAAGCCATGAAGTTTCTTAACCCACGCTGGCGGCTTACCATTGCCGGGCCAATCGTTGAGGACTTTGGCCCCATGGTAGAAAACTATAACTTAGCGCGGCAGGTAAAGTTCACCGGCGAGCTAAGGCAGTGGCAGGTTGGGCGGCTGTACCGGCAGGCAGAGTGCGTGGTGGTGCCTAGCCAGTTTGAGCCGTTTGGGCGGGCTGTCATTGAGGCATGGGCGAACGGCTGTACCCCTATCGCTATCGCGGGTAGTGGTGGCCCCCAGGAAATCATGGGAGCACTGGGGCGGTATCCATACCTGATAGACCACAACCCTATGCGGCTAGCCGGAGCAATCCGCGAGGTCACTGACAATGGCCAGCGGCTTAGCTATAGCCATTGCCGCCAGCTAGCGAAGCCCTACGACCGGCGCACCATTGCCCAGCGTTTTATGGAGGCCCTAAATGGCAACCCAACCCATCACCAGCCGGGTGCTCAACAGCCAGCAACAACGCCTGGAGGGCCAGCAGGCTAGCCAGTCGGCCAGTGCTGACCAGGCCCAGCGCACGGCCATCTATGACGGTGGCGGCAACTATCGCACCGTTGGCGCAGCCGGCAGCTATCGCCCCAAGGGGACAGTCACCTCTGGCGGGGTGCCAGTCGGCCAAGCAGTGCCAGCTAACAATGGTTTGGTTGGTGGTATGCCTGCTAGCTTTGGCGGCGATGCCCAGGCTATCCGCGACCTACGGGAACGCCTAGCCCAGGTCGCTGAGGAGCGAGGCTTCCAGGTATGGCAAGGCGACCCCAACACCCAAGGCCAGGGCGAGACACCTCTGGCGGCTAGGTACTTATTTGACCGCTACCTAGACCGCGATACCATGACGCTGTACTACTGGCAGCAGTCAGGCGCTAACACAGGCGGCAAGTGGATCCCGGTTGCTTCTGGCCTGGACTCGCTGAGCGGTGGCATCGAAACGCCAGCGGTTAAGCAATACCCGTTGATCACCTACAACGATGAGCCACGTAAGATCATGGCGCTGCACCTGCGGGTCAATGCGGATCCGGTCGTTGTGGCTAGTGTGACCCAAGGGGCTGGGGCTAGTACATTAGCCTGGACGGTCACCCAAAATAACCAGCAGGTAAACCGCACCATCACGGCTACATTGCTGGTTGACACCGCCAATGGTCAGAACCAGCCAGTAACCCTAGGCACCACAATCTTAGAGGCCAAGAGCCTGCTAAAGCTAGGCTTGACCGGCGTTACCGTCGGGCCTGAGCTGCTGTCGTTTACGGTGCAGTTTCAGTCAGCAGCTTTTGACCTAGCCATGGAGGAGGAATAGGGATGGGTAGGCAGCTAGGCTGGGTATGGTTTGGGGGGATGCGGGCTAAGATTTATTGTATCCCTTCGTTTACTAATAGGTTTGGCATAATTGACGATGCGGATAATTTAACCGTTAAGATCCTTAATCCAGGCCTTACTTCAGTATTTTGGAGGACTGCTGCTGCTATAAATGGGAAAGTTTACTGTATTCCATTTTCGTCAAATCAGTTTGGCATCATAGATACACGAACGAATGATTTAGTGCTGTCGTCTTTAGGGGCTGAGCCAAGAGCCTACAATTGGCAGACAGCGTGTGTTGCCGGGAAAAAGATTTATTGCATTCCGTATCTTACAGATTTTGCGCCAAGTTCAAACTTGATTGGCGTAATAGACACGGAGTTGAATTCGGTAAGCATTTCAAGTTTTGGGCTTAGTCCAGGTGTAATATATTCGTGGATAACCGCTGAATCTGTATTGTCTAAGGTTTTTTGCATTCCTTACTTACCCTATACTGGCAACAACTTCGGCATCATAGATACTGAGTCGAATACTTTGACTCTGACAGCGCTAGGCCTTGACCCTAATATTAATTATGGGTGGTATGGATCTGTTGTTGTAGGTACAAAGATTTATTGTATTCCGTGGATAAATACATCTGGGGGCTTGTATGGCATCATAGACGGCGAATCAAATTCTGTAACTTTAACGAGTATAGACGCCGCTGGTGGTGCCTCTTCTGCTAACGGATGGGGAACTTTTGCTGTATCTGGTACAAAAATTTATTGCATCCCTTCCAGAAACGATACGATTTCTAATAACTTTGGCATAATTGATACAGAGTCAAACACGCTAACGATTACTGATTTAGGTGTTGCCGAACGAGTGGGGGCCTACGAGTGGCTATCATCTGTTGTCCATGACAACAAAATCTATTGCATCCCGTACAAAGGCGACGTGTTTGGCATTATAGATCCAGAGTCTGACACGCTTACACTTGAGACGTTTGGCACAACTCCTAGTATAAATTATACCTGGGGTACATCAGCCGCAGTGCTACCCCTGCTCTAGCTCCCACCCCACCCCAGTACCGCCATGGCACATCCTGCAAGCGTGTCATGCCATGGCACCCCTAGCTGGTAGCGCCATAGTAGGCTAGTCGTGGGGGAGGACATAATCCATGGCACACTATCAACTATGCTATGGCCGGGTCAGCAGCAAGGACCAAAACCTAGACCTGCAGATCCAGCAATTTCAACAACAGGTAGAGTTTGACGAACTATTTACCGAGTCATTGTCTGGCCGCCGTCGGGACCGGCCCGAGTTTCTACGCCTAGTTGACCGGGCGCTTGAACTACGCCAGCACCGGCACCAGGTAACCGTCTGGGTGGTGGAATGGACCCGATGGGCAAGAGATACCGTCTGGGCGATGGAAAGCCTTGCCCAGCTAGAGGCCGCTGGCGTGCAGGTGAAGGAACTAACTACCGGCCAAGAAATCACGCTCCAGACCGCCTCAGGGCTGCTTACAACCGGCGTTAAGTCGCTCATGGCCCACTACTACTCTGAGGAACTATCGGCACGGCTGAAGCGGGCTAACGTGCAACTACGCCGCCAGGGTAGGCCGATGGGTGGCCTGCCTCCCTTTGGCTACCAACGATCTGCTGACAATAGCTGCTACGAGCCCGGGCCAGACTGGGGCACGGCCAGAGAGGCGGTAGACTACTACCTAGAGCATGGCAACTTGCTACAGCTCACCCATATGATGCAAGACCGCTACGGCATTGGTCGAAACAGGACAGTCTGGCGGGCGTGGCTAAAGAACCCTACCCTACGCGGTCACCTGCACTATCGCAAAACTAACGAATGGCGCTACAATGCTCACCCAGCCTTGATCAGCGAGGATGAGTACAAGCGTATCGAGTACTGGATTGACCTAAACCGTCAGCTGAGGGGCAACAACCAGGGCCGCATCCATGCGGTGCCGCCCATCGTGTCTTGTAGTTGTGGCTGTCGGTGCCGCCCCAACTCTCGCGGAAAGAATCGGTACTTTATCTGTGCTGCCAATGGTGGAGGATACCCTAACCGGCCACGGTGCCCCCAGACTCGTTCCTGCCGCCAGGACATGATCGAAGCAGCTATCCAGGAGGCATTGATCGACCATGCCCAGGCTATCGCCCATAGCCTGAAATCTGACACAGCCTTTGACCCTGCCATTGCTGCCCTGGAGCAGGAGATAGCCGCACTCCAGCCCCTTGCCCACCGGGCTGCCATCGCTGAGGAGATAGCGTCCATTGAGGCAGAGATCCTGGCTAGGCGTAGCCACCAGGGTCAGGCGCTAGCCAGCAGCCAGCAGCTACAGCAGCAAGCCATTGATGCCGCGTCGATGGACTGGAGTACCTTGGCCGCCCCAGAGCGCCGTCAGCTCTATGCTGAACTGGTGGAACGGGTGATCATTCAAGGCAATGAGGTGGTAGAGGTGCGGTTTAAGCGCTAAGAAAAAACCCCCAGCAATGCTGAGGGCGAGGGAGAACCACAGAGGAGAAACTTATCAGACGCTAGTCAGAGGTCAGGTAAACCTGGCCGGTCAGGTTGCCGGGGGTGCTGGTCTTGGTGGCGGTAGCCCGCACATAGACCGCTTCCCCTTCGCCAGCTGCTTCCATCAAGCTAGCAACAGCCGCACCATCAAGCGCTAGGTACTCTTTGCGAGCACTGCTACCAGACAGTAACTTAATACTGCCCAGGGTCACTTCATTGGTGAAGCTGGAGTTATCCGCACCGGTCACATTGACAGTCCAATACTTGGATCCATCAGCTTGGTGGCCGTTGTAGCAAACCACCGCCAGGTATGGGCCGATCTTTTCAGCCTTAAGGGCGATGCCGGTAGCTGCGGTATTGCTAGCGCTGATGCCAGAGAAGGCAGCTAGCTTCAGGCTGTCGTCGATTGGGTCATGGCGTCTAACTTTGGGGTTAGACGTAGTCAGGGAGGGGTTGGCCCCAGATAGGTTAGGCATGGTCGTTAAGTCCAGTAAGGGTTAGTAACTATCGGTGTAGCCTAGGAGGCCACTACAGCAGCATTGGTGATGCCATACAGCCGGGCTACGCTGTAGCCGTTGTAGATGGCAAAGCTGCAGTTCCAGTCAACCCGGGTACGGAATACTGGCTTGTCCTGGACTTCGCCCAGATCCCGAGCGCTGATGCCGAACCCGCTAGCCGTATCATTGCGCCCCTGAATGCCAGTGGTCATCTGCGGGCCAAAGACCACACAGTAAACGCTGGTGCAGGTCGATACAGCGCCATCAGGGCTGGCCTCAGTAAAGGGCAGGATGGGGGAGCTGATGTCATCGGTCAGGATAGGCACACCGCCATACTGGGGTAGCTTGCGGCCAAAAGTATCCTGTTCGTACTGGATGAACCCGCTCTTGGTGGTATCGCGAGAGGCTGCGGTTAGCAGATCCTTCATCTTGCGAGACATCATCAGGTACGGGGTGCCGCCAGTGAACTTAACCTGGCTCAGCAGTTCATCCAGCTTGGTCAGCTTGAGTGCTGCACCGCCATCCGCATTGCTGATCAACTGACTGCCAGTGATCCGCTTTTGCAGCCCATCAAAGCCACGGGGATCGGCGGCAGAGTCACCCTTGATGAACTGGTACTCCCAGCCAAGGCGCAGCGCTTCGATCTTCAGTTGCTCATGGGCAACCCGGGCCTGCTGACCTTTCAGGTTGACCAGGGCGCGGTCAACGTCCATGTCACCGCCGTAGAACCGGAATGCTTCAGACTGCGGGTTGATGACGCCGGTGGACTCGTCGAAGGCTTCGTTCAGGGCACGAAAGCCGACGCCAGGTAGTTGATCCACCCGGTTGTAGTGAACCCCAGAACCTTCCTCATTTTCAAAAGGAATGGATCCAAGGATCTCGCCTGCAGAAAATTCATTGATGACGGCCCGGGTAACCGGGTCTTGGGTCAGCTTGCTTGCTTCGATTAATGTTAATGCCATGGGGTATGCCTCAAAAGCTTTTGTGGTGGTGCTGCATCACGCAGGCTAATGAGGCATCACGCCTCGGTAGTTCTAGTGTGCCCAGGCTACCTGCCGCCAAATTGTTTTTGGCGTTGCGCTGTCACCGCAGCCCATACATCCTTACCAGTCGCCTCGGCGGGTAGGCCCTGGCCCGGGCTACCCAGTACACCAAAGCCTGGCCGGTCAGAACCTTTGAAATGGCGGGCAAACCAGGATGTGGTGCCCTTCAGTTCGTCGATCAACTCGGCGACTGTCTTGGGCCTGCTCTGGCCCTTGTCGGCCACATAGGCGGGTGTCTTGCCGTCCGGCTCTAACACCTCCAGCCCATTGGCCGACACCCGCACTCGGCCCCGCAGCGCTAATGCTGCAGGCTCAAATTCACCCGGAAATCCTTCGGCGGCATAGAACGCCTGCTCCAGGGCCGTATCTCGCTGAAAGTCCAGCAAGGACTGCTGGGCGGCTGCCAGTTGCTGGCGTTGTTGCTCTAGCACTGGCTCATACTTGGCCTGGGCATCTGCCTCAAACTGGGCCCGTAGTTCAGCCTGTTGTTGTTCCCACTCAGCCTGCTTAGCGGCGATCTCCATGGCTTCTTTGTACTTGCCAGGGTCGATGCCGCTGAAGGCTTGCAGTTGGGTTTCAAGCTGCTTGGCTTTCTTCTCTAGTTCCTTGCGGGCCTCCCGCTCCTTTTGCAAAGTAGCATAGGCGGTCTCGCTGTTTGGATCCTGACTGCTATTGGCTGGCGGATTAGGGGGAGTCGCCTGGGGTGCGTCAGGGGTCGGTTGTTGTTGTTCGTCAATCATGGTGCATCACGCATATTGGCTTCACGCCGGTCATAAAATAGGGTGCCCAGCCCTACCCCCGGCCTAGTTCAGATGTGCCAGCGGCCATCATCGGCGAGTAGGTCTGGCTGAGCATGGCCGCTACCCGCAGCCGCAGTCGTTCAATATTGGCGCTGTAGCCAACGGTGGATCCACTTTGAAAATACTCAATCACATCCACTCGCTTTAGGCCTGCTTGGCCGGCTGCTGCGGTCTGGGCGACATCGTCAGCATCCATCTGGTCCAGGTCAGCCTGGATCAAGCCAGCAACGTCAGTACCGAACTTAGTATCTTGGGCATTGACAAAGTTGATCTGGTTTTGTACTAACTGCATGACGCTTTGCCAGGTTAGCGGCCCTCCAGCTTCGTCACCTAGGCTAAAGGCGCGATACTTGACAATGCGGTTAAGGTCGTCAGCGGTGAGGGCCATGGCGGTGAACAATGCGACGCCTTTAGGGTGCCCCGCTGATCCAATCCCTAAATTGTTGCTCAATCACTGGCCACTGGAACGAGCTAGACTGCCAATGCTCCCGGGCCCGTTGCTGATATTGCTGACATAGATCGGGGTTGCTGTAGGCCTGCTCTAGGGCCCTGGCGTAGTCATGGCTGGAGACAACCGGATAGTCCAGCGCTGTCCTAACCTGGCGCACCTGACCAGCCTTGTCAATCTGCAGCAGCCCAAAGGTTTCTGAGCGCGAGTCAATTGGATCCACCATAAATGCTCGCCCTGGCCATAGGTCAGCGTGGACGGAATGGTTGCCTAGAATGACGGTTGCGCCGTACTGGCTAGCCTCGACCGGGCATAGGCCCCAGCCCTCGGCATCGCTGGTCTGCAGGTAGCAGTTAGCACTGGCATAGATGGCCGCTAGGTCGGCATCACTGCAGAAGGGATGGTGGTTATCGCCAGCAGTATGGCTGCGCAACAATGGTCGTTGCTCGAAGGTATAGCCAGTCCTGGCCAGGGTGCGTTCATAGTACTCCCGTACAGGCAAATCATCGCCATAGTCAGCGCAGTGCAGCCAGAGGATCGGGGCACCCGGTTCTGGCGGCAATGGCTTGCCCTGGGCAAATTCACAGAAGGCTTGAATGGTCAAGTCATAGCGCTTGCGGGGGCGGTTGATGTCTGTCCTCAGTACAATCCAGGCGTCCTTCAATGGCTCTGGCAATAGGCTACGGCTAGGCTGGAGGGGTGGCTCGATGCCATGGGGGATGATGGCGCAGTCGCCCTGGTAGCCAGCGGCCCGCAGCACTTGCAGGCCAAAGGGTGCGTAGGTGGCCACCCCAGCCCAGTGGGGCAATAGCCGGGCTAGTTCCGGCTCATAGCCTGCACAGTCTACTGGAAAGTAGCCAAAGAATGGGATCTGGGTGATGCCCAAGTTTTTGCAGGTCGCCCATAGAATAGAAAACCACCGATTGCATACCCAGATGTCATTGAAGCCTACCACGGCATCGGGCTTGAACCGCTTGATCAGGCCCACCAGCTGATCATTGCCAAGGGGATCAGCGGCCTTGGTGGTAAGTAGCCGCCATGGGTAGGAATGCTGGGCCTTCTGCAGGTAGTTGATCGCCACTTGGGTAACGCTGTGGCCGCCATCTACCAGAGCCTGGCATAGGTGCGCCGCTACCCTGCCAAAGCCTGTCGTCAGGCCTGGCATCGGCGGAGCATCCGCCAAAACAAGAATGTGCATAGTTGTCAGTCTTCAGGTACAGCTTCAGGTTGCCCGGGCTGGCTAGCTGGCATGAGGATGCCGTTGATTACCTCCGGCGTCGTCGGCATGGCGGCATCGCGTTCCGCCGCTACCCGCTGCATGATCTCTTCAATGTCTACGCCGGGCGGCAGCTGGCGACCCATCCGCAATAGCTCCAGCAAGGTTTGATGGTCAATGGCGCCCGCCTGCCATAGGCCCAGCAATGCGCCCATCTCCTGGGCATCAAGCGGCATCTCTAGGACGGACTGATCCATCTCGACTTCAACGTCACTGGGGTCTTCGCCAGTAAACAGGCACCAGTCGGCTACCAGCGCTTTGACAGCCTGGCTCTTGGCCCTAGCATAGCCATTCAGGCTGGCACTGGCTCGGGTGGCGGCTAGGTAGGCCTCTGTTGCAGATCGCTGGACACTGCCACCACCAATGAACCCTACCCCTTCTTCGTCGATGGCGCGGCGGGTTTCGTTGCAGCTTTCCCGTAGTTCAGCAATGCCCTGGCCAGTAATCTCGATGACCCCTACCGAGTCCTCGCCAGCAGCAGTGGTATTGCTGTCCCGCATCAGCTCGATTACATGGTTGGGTCCAAAAATGATCGGTGGCCGCTGGGTAAAGTCCATGCTGCTTACCCGATAGACCGTGGGCGCATTTACCCGATACTGGATTGTATCTAGGCTAGACTCTTGGCGGAATAGCTTAATGTTTAGCTCGGCTGCTTTCAGTAGGTACGGTAGCTGCAGGTCGCCGTCATGGGGGAATGGGTTGGTCACATCCGGGTAGGCCTGGAGCGGGATCCGTTGGACTGGTGCGGTGCGTTCGTCCACAATATCCACCGCCCCACGGTCACTGATGCGGGCCACCGTCAGGCTGACACCGCCATCACCCGGAAGCAGCCGAAAGGTATGGTAATAGGGCTCACTGATGGATCCATAGCTGCCAACGGTCTGGTTCCGGTGCATGACAAGGGTGACCTGGGTGAGCACCATGGATCCATTGCGCAACTCCCCCCGCCAGTTGATCACATTGCGCCGATCTACCAGCGTCCATTGCGGGTAGGTGCGACGGTCGGCAGCGGTGCGGGTAGCAGCATCCTCCGGGCTCAGCTGCACATTGTTGGTCAGCACATACACCAGCCCGTCCCGCAGGGCTAGTTCATCCGCTTGGCGCAAAAAGCTAGTCCAGTCGGATCCATTGCCGTCCAGGTATAGGCCATCCGCTTCAGCTTGCTCGAAGCTGGCCGGGTAGCCCTCAACGTCGAAGGCTGTCAGCAAGCCGCTGATGCTTTCTACCTGGGCACGGTATTTGTTGTTGAATACAGCCCGGTTCACCCGATCATCGTAGGCGGCCCGGGGTTCCCGGCTAGCCTGGGGCAGATAGTCAGCCTTGAGCCCATAAAGCCCATTCCATACGTCAAAGCATAGCTTTAGCGCTGGCTGCAGCTTTTTTAACGCAGGGTCGTGGTAGTTAGGGAGGGATGGATCATTCATGCTGATAGTGTGCCCTAGCCCCATACAGCCACTGACTGAGCCATGCCAGTCTGCCGTTGCTGGATCATGGGCCCCAGCGCATAGCGCAGCGCATCCATCAGGTGGTTATTGGCGTCAATCACCTGGGGCAGAATGTCGCCACTGAGCTTGTCCACCTTGTAGGAGTACAGCCGGGCCTCAGTTGCCATATTGGAGCAGCGAGGGTGGATGACAACCTTCTCAAAGTTGCGCAGGTAGGCAATGCCGTCTTCGACACTGCCCGGCCACTTGCGCACCGCTGTCAGCCTGGGAATGCCCCGGCGGCTAACATGGCTGATGCTTTCTGGCCTGGAATTGTCCACCCGCACTACATGGCCGTCGATGCCTGGAATATCTCGGATCCAGCGCTTAGCTGTTTCGTCTAGCTCTAGCCGGTGGGCATAGCTTTCTTGCTCCACATAAAGCCGGTTGCCATGGATCCAGCACTTAACCGCAGCGGTCGGGTCTGCAGCAAAGCCCCAGTCAGCACCAAAGTACGGCCCCTGCCAGTCAGCGGCAGGCTTGAACTCATCCACAATCCACTTGCCATATAGCACCTGGGAGTCTGCATTTTCCAGGCACTCCCCTTCCCAGATGTGTTGGTAAAGATCAGGATCGGTGGCCTGCATCGCTTGGCGTTCGGCATCTAGCTCTGGTGGAAAGTATGGATTCAAGTCCCAGTTCACCCGCTGGATGTAGCTGCCACCGCCCAGCTGGCCAGGGTTGATCAGGAATGTTTGGTAAATAGGATCTGTCTTTTGGTACGGGTTGAAGGTCACCCAGATCTCAGAACCTGGGGCCCGGATGGATGGCACTAGATCATTCCAGCTTTTTTGGCTGATCGTTTGGGCTTCTTCCACCCAGCAATGGGTGATGCCGCTGATCGACTTAATGGAGCTGATATTGTGGCGCAGCCCTTTGAATATAAACTGAGTGCCACGGGGGCCAAGGATCTGGGCCTCCTGGACAGAATACACGGACTCAAGCCCCAGGTCTTCGATGCGCTGCTTTAGCAGATGGTGAACCGAGTCCTTGATGGACACCTGAAATTCCCTAGCGCATAGCACCCGACACTTACGCCGGGCCCCTTCGATCAGCAGCGCATCAGCCGCAGCGGTGGACTTACCCGAGCCACGGCCACCCCATAGGCACTTGTACCGGCGTGGCTTTAGCAATGGCTGGGCCCAGGGCAGCAGGTTCCTGGCTAGCTTGTCCAGGTCCACCGAGTCGGTGGGCACCGAGGCATAGCTGGCGACTAACCATTTCTTCCATTCTGCTCTTAGCTCTAGTGCGCCGAGGGTAGCCATTGGCAGGAAACCCGGCATAGGCCGGGTAGGGACTGACAACATTTTCAGCATTCCCTAGCCTGGGTGGGCTGGGCATTCTATAGCCATGACCCGCAAGCTTTGCCTACACCCAGTCGATGGCCAATACCCCTACTGGGTGCTGGATGGTTCCTGGCCGCCCCCCGCTGGACTGTGGAGCATTGGCCGGGATCCACAATGCGATATTCACATTATAGACTCACGGCTCTCGAAACGACACGCCGAGCTACGGGCCACCGATGTTACCCAGTCAGGCGAGCGGGTGTGGCTGTGGGAACTGAAGGACGGTTTCAGCACCAATGG